ATGTCAAACAGAAAGAAAACATATGACCCAGACTTTGAAGCTAATCCGGAATTTGAACAGGACCCAGGTTTTGAAAAGTGGATAAGCCAGAGGATCAGAGATGAGGCTGCAGGAAGTGCAAAAGAATTGGACAATGAACCGAATCCGGACAAATTTGAGCCTACAGATGAAATATTTGAGCGCATAGTAAAAGAAGCATGCGAACGTGGGCTACTAAAAGGGGATTGACGTCGAAAACTGTCCACGATTATCTATTGCACTGATCCCCATTATGATGTATCATTTATTTGCAACCAAAAGTATCAGTAAGTTTTTAGTCGCGGAACGGTCGGCACTGTAATGGTGTCGGCCGTTTTGTACTTGACATCAGAAATTCCACGCGTTATCATAAAAGTAAGCAAAAATCCTTCGTTTCCTTCTTTTATGAAAAGAGGCTGTACTTTATGTATAGTCTCTTTTCTTTATTTATGGCGTTAAAAAGGCCCCGGCGGGGGACTCGGGGCCTTACAGCGTTTTACAGTTGCCCTCTGTGCGTTGATAGTTACAGTAGTGCTCCTGTTTTATCAGTGTAGCACATCTTACCAGACTTGTCCACGTAGTAGACTTTGCCGCCTGTACGCACCAGGTCATCCGCAACCATAGCACCGTTGGCTTTCAGATAGTACCAGTTCTTTTTCCAATCAATCCAGCCGGTTTTCATCCATCCGGCGGCATCGAAGAAGAACCACACGCCTCCGATCTTCTCCCAGTCATTTTTCACATATCCGCCGTCTGTATGGCGATACCACCAGCGACCATCACGGACCTGTATCCAGTTATTCTTGTTCAGGTATGCATCCACGGCTGCTTTTGTCTTCTCACCCGCGCACCCATCAGGATTCACGCCCACAAGGCGCTGCACCCGGATAGTCTGTGCCTCTGTGTCCGGCCCGAAATCTCCGTCTACTTTTATGCCGCTGCCGAACGTGTTTAACGTCTTCTGCCATTTGGTGACTGCCGCCCCTGTGTCACCTCTGGACAGCCAGTTTTTGGTATTACCAGATGGAGTATTCCCGGACATTGCACTGCCTGTAATACCGGCTACAATGGCATTTGCCATTTTATCCGCTGTATACTTTGAGGCATCTCCTGCATTGTCGCAAAAGCAACACTCAACCAGCAGGGCCGGGCTTGATGTGCGCCGCAGCACATAGAGACTGGAATTAGTCTTCACCCCGCCGCCTCTCTTGATATACCCTAACTCACCAATCCTGTCAGCGATCCTCTGGGCGTATGGTTCTGCCGCCGTACCCCAGTTATAAACAAATACCTCTGTCCCCTGTGCCTGTCCATTAAAGCAATTAAAATGGATGGACACATCCAGATCCACGGCATGAGCATTGCATTTTGCCACGATAGCTGCAAGGTTTCCGCTTACACTGCCGGAATCCTCATCTGTACAGTCATATACTGTATGCCCTGCCGCGCGGAGCTTACTAATCACCAAGTCCTTTACTTTCCGGTCTTCCGCGGTCTCTGAAAATACCCCCGAAGCTCCCGGGACTTTAAAGTTATGTCCTGCATGTACATTAATTTTCATATATTACTCCTTTCTCCGGTTTGTTGCGCCGGCGCAAATTAAAAGAGAGCGATTTCACTCGCCCTCTGTCTCCTTTTTGCCATCCTTGCTTATCAGGTTCCGCAACATCTCATACAACCCTGTACTTGCCAGGCCGGATATCATTCCGCCCAGGATTACCTCCGCATTAATGCCGCTCCCCATATTGATGAGGATTGCAATGATAGTACCCATTGCCAATGCTGCCAACGGTATGTACCTGTTCTTGATCGCGGGTATCGCGGTCTTGATCACATAGCCTACCAGCAGGCAGATGCCTAATATTACCGGGTTGATATAGTTTGTTAAAAAGCTTAAATCCATAATTAGTACCTCCTATCGTACAACAAAGTTCTCCCATTTTTTATATGCATCTACATACGTCTCTTTTTTGTCCCCGTTGTGAGTGATCTCGTAATACATGCCATCTGACACCGTAGTGCTTACCAGGGCTTTGTTATTCTGCAGCGTTTTGCAGCTCCACACAATAAATACATCCTCTTCGGTGATTTATTTCCGATCCGTTTTGTCAGCGTGCTCATTAAAATAATCCATAACGGTTTTCTTGCATAATGCTAAAAATTCTTCATTATTCATTTTTTCATCTCTCCTTTTCCAAATCTTCAATCCTACGGTTGGCAACCTTCATTTTCTCTTCCAAAATGTAGGTTCTTTCCACAACCGAGTTATGTTTTTCTACCTTTTTTGTAAGCTCTTCCAGCTTATATTCCATCAATGCCCGCGTTTTTTCCTGCTGGCTCTTGTTGCTTATCAGGCAGACAATTAGAGTTACACATGCAGAGATGCAGGCTGATATGATTGTTTCCATGTAGGTCCCTCCTCACTCAAAAATTGCATACAGGTGGCCACTCCGGATCTCAAAGGTCGGTGTCTTGCCGTCTGCTCCGGCCGGTCCCTGTGGTCCCTGGGGACCTGTCGCACCGGTGGCTCCCTTGGCTCCTGTCGCACCTGTATCACCTTTCGGTCCCTGCGGGCCAGTTGCCCCAGTATCACCTTTTGCGCCCTTTAAGGCTGCAAGCTGCGCCGATGTAAAGTCGGCATAGGTGAAAGCGTCACCTTTATCTCCCTTATCTCCTTTTGCACCCTGCGGGCCCGTGGCCCCTGTCGCGCCATTTGCCCCCTGCGGGCCTGTCATACCAGTAGCACCGGAGAGGTCTGTGATGTAGGTATACGCCGCTGTCCCTTTCACATACAGTTTGGCATTATCCGCATCATTTACATTCCCTGTGTCGATCATGACAAACTGTCCTACTTTGACGCCATCTGATGCATAACCACTGTTCATAGCACTGGTACTGGCATAGGTCTTTGCAATCGTAAAAGCCTCTCCCGCTGGCCCCTGGGGGCCAGTTGCTCCTGTGGCGCCCTTTGGTCCGGTTGCCCCGGTTGCTCCTGTATCTCCCTTTGGTCCAGTAGGGCCGGCTGCGCCAGTATCTCCTTTGGGGCCCTGAGCGCCAGTAGCACCTTTGATATTGCCCGTCTTTGCCCAGGCTCCTGACGCCTTTTTATAGACATCAAAATTGGCAGTATTGAGATAAAAGTCCCCGTCTTTCCCCTGGGTTGTAGGTGCTGCAGCGCCAAACAGCCATGTTGCACCATCCGCACCTTTTGCGCCTGTGGCTCCCGTGTCCCCCTTAGGTCCTGTAGGGCCAGTCTCGCCCTGTTTACCCTGCGGCCCCTGGGCACCTGTCTCGCCTTTTGCTCCGGTATCACCTTTCAATCCCTGCGGACCTGCCGGGCCTTGTGGGCCTTGTGGGCCCTGAGGGCCAATGATACTCCCTAAATCAACCTCTCTTGCCATAGCTTATCTCTCCTTTACTTTTGATATACTGCATACAAATGACCATCTCTGATCTCAAACTCTGGTGTTTCACCAGCCGGTCCACGGATATCCTCCAACACGATCAAACCGTTCCATTCATTACGATCTGTATACCGCCATTCAATCGCCGTCCCCGTATTTCGCATTTCGATCTCCCGCTCCTGTACCGGCAGCCTGATACGCGATCCAATAGCCCGACCTCCTGACATAAGCTGTAATATATCTTCCTGCAGGGTAATGTCATCTGCCCGCCCGCGCAATTCCTCTAAGATTTCCTGCATGGGGGTCAGCGCTGACCCGCCATAATTCTCCGGTTTTGCCCGTTTCTTCACGGGCATAAGGATCGTACGCAGGGTTTCTCCCTGCCCATCATCACAGACGTATATATACGCAATAACATTTTTACCGCTCTGTAGAAGGATGTCTGGTATTTCAACAGCAACACTGCCATCCTCCTGCCTGTTTCCGGGAACTGTAAAAGACAGACTGCCGAATTCCTCTGTCAAGTGCACCTCTGTCTGATCAGGAAGCTGCAGGCCGTATACCTGCAGCACTTGTCCGTAATCCCATTGAGACAGGCCGTAAACAGTCTTATAATACTGCCCGTCACTACAAAATCTTGCTATAATCATTGCCGTCTCCTTCCTGCCTGGAAGACTAACCGGCAAGGATGCTGTTTTTCTCTTCCTGGCTGATCCAGCCTTTTGCGGCTGCCTTTTCTACTACCTCTGCATTTCCGGTTTTTCTATACAGTCTTATAATCGTCTCAAACATTTCGCATACCTCCTTACGCAAGCCCCAGACTTTCAAGCACCAGGGTGTCAACAGTTTCCTCCAAAGCGGCTATACGAGCCTCTGTTTCATCCGGTTTCTTTAGCTCCACAAGGATAGCAACTCCTTTAACAGGCACCGGATTTCCTTCCGCATCCTGTGTATGGCTCACAACAGCATCCATCTGCTTTTCAATCCTCTGGATCTTTGTAAATCCAGAATGGATTTTAAACACCTCGTCATTATAATCAATCACCTGGATCCTGCTTGTATTGGCAGCATCTGACAGCAGCGTCTCATACTCCATGATATTTTTATTCCCCGGCACTAATCCCAGAGTGAGTGAATCACCTGACACCTGGATACCGTCTGCGATAATCTCCAGCTCCTGTCCATTATTTAATCTAATTTTACCCATATCTTTCACCTTTCCTTTTTGATTTTCTGCATTAAAATAGACCGCTCATCACGGTCTGGCTCTGATTTTCATATAAATCACCTGCTTTCATAGAAAAAATCCTCGTCACAACACGCCTGGATGGGTGTATTCTAGTAAAAATTCTTCGTTTCTTTTGCTAAACTCCACTTTACTTAAAATGCAAAGTGGAACCATAAGGGCTGCTGCAAGTACCAGCGGAGCAACGACTGTAGTGAAATTTTCCACACCATTTGTAACAGTCCCGGGGGTTTCGCTTACACTAGAAGATTGTGGTCCTGCCTGGGCAGATGTTACACATTTTTCTGCAAATAATATAACGTCTGCAGGATTTGAAATAATGTGCAAATGCAAGAATTCTTCGGGTGCGTCCTTAGATACCATTAAATTTAAATACACGGCAATAGGAAAATAACTATTCATTACTACAAAAAATACAAAGTTTGTCCTGATAAAGTAGCACTTGCACCTGTTATATTTACACTGCTTATTATCCTGACTTCTCCATTCGGGCTGATTTGCATGTAATAATTGCTTTCTAATTTAACATATGCATAGTATTTCGGCCTACATTTTTCTGGTAGTGTACCAAGTAAATATCCCGTCCATGCCGTAAAATTGACACCGGACAGTTTTCCGCTAATCCGCACTTCGCATAATATTTCGTTGTATCTGTAATACGCTGTAATCCCAACTTTACTACCAAGGGTAATATCAGCAGTAACAGATAAAGTGGAGTTTATCGCAGTAACTTCATTCTGTACTGTGCCTGCCGTCCCATCAGCTTTTGTAAAGGTAACGTTACCCGCCGTCGTTTTGGGTTTAACCTCATTCTGCAGATAAGTCAAAAAGTTGGAAAATAATAGCTTTTTCCCCGTCCCCGTTGCTTCTTCCAATAAAAACGCATCCGTACTGTCAGGTGTAACCTTATTGGCCAAATCAATCACGCGGTTAAATGCAAGATACTTCATGTCCTTCAGCCACTTGGATATTTTACCAAACAAAACTGTTATGGAATTTCCTGTAGCTAATGCCTCCCTGGATGCCGCATCTGAAAATGCAATAGGGGTAGACGCATCCACTTTACCAGTCGGCCCTTGTGGTCCCTGCGGCCCTGTTGCCCCTGCATCACCTTTATCCCCCTTTGGTCCCTGCGGGCCAGTTGGACCGGCTGGACCTGCCGGCCCTTGTGGACCTGTCGCCCCTGTAGCTCCCTTGGGTCCCTGCGGTCCCATCACATTGCCTAAATCAAGTTCGGGCATAATTCTCTACCTCCTTATAAGATCATGACCAGATGGCCATTATCGTCTATTTTATAGCCCGGTGCATCTGTGCCGGCGTAGACAACATAGAGGTGTCCATCCTCCCGCACCTGGAAGGCATAGACACCTTTGCTCTCTACAACTGCAGCATCTCCACCCCGGTCACCTTTGTCTCCCTTGTCTCCTTTCGGCCCCTGGATGCCCTGCGCCCCCTGTGGTCCTGCCGGACCAGTTGGGCCTATCGGACCTTGTGGACCTGCCGGACCGTTGAACTCCCCGGCCTGTCTGCGCCGCTCCAAGTCATCGGCAGTAGCGTTAGCCCGATTTACGGCAGCCTCTGCGGCTTGCGCCTGCGTATTGGCAAGCTGTCCGGCATTGTTAGCATATTTCGCTGCTTCCACTGCATCTTTTACGGCTGTACCAACCTCACCGACAAGTCTGTTGATGATCTCCTGCGTCCGCTCATCCAACTCTATGGTCAGGTCTTCCTCCGTCATGAGCCGTTTAACAACACCGGCGGAAAAGCACACATAGGTTGCCTTTCCATCACTTACATTTGGGTCGCCTCTCAGTACAACTGCCCATTCCCCTGGCAGCATCTTCTGAGGGTCAAAGTGATCAAAATCGCCACGCCTATCCTGTATTGCCATATTGGTTCACCTCCTTACCCTTACCCTGGTATCCAGCGCACCAGTGATACCCCCGTGGGCGTCGGCGGCGTACTGCCGCCTGGATAACGCAGCACACAGTTCCAGGGATAGTTATAATAACCACATGTCCATATTTCTGTGCCATCCTGGTCCCCTGTCTGCGGGTTTCCGCGGTTTGATGATGCCTGCACCATCCTGCCATTACCAATGCTCATTGCTGTATGGTTCACATGATTCAGGAGCACATCACCGTATATGATGCCACTTCCGGATGCCATATCTACGCTGTTTGTCACGTCCTGAAATCCGCAGGCAATAAACGCGTCATACATATTCCCGGTGTATGATGCTCCCTTATCTTTAACCGGGACACCAGCCTGTTGCCACGCCGAGATCAAAAGTGACGAACAGTCGTAATCCGGCCCCCAGCGATTGTCCTGTGAATATCCGTGGGAATTATCATTCGCGATTGCGATTGCCCATTCCACAGCATTTTTGATAACTGTCGAACTTCCATAGGTCAGGTTTTCAAACCAGTACCGTGCATTCTGCCTTCTTTCCTCTAGTGCCAGCACTCCCGGTCTTTCATAATTCCTCATAAATGCTTCAGCCAGGTATTCCGGACTCTCTGCAGATCTTGTAAACGCAGAAAACGAGAAATTAAAAGAGGAAGTGGCGATCCATTGCTGGTTGTTTGCCACTTCCCACAAAATACATTCCAACTGCCCATTAAAATATGCCGTTGTATTGCCATAATTGTTACCCCAGGGATATCCCCTGGCATCCGCCCATGATGTGTAACCCGTTGCCGGTGTCCACTGTACCAGGCCATATCCACCTGACATGTTGCCATATATGAGTAATTCCCATAATCCAGGGTTGAGTGTGGACTCGCGCTGCATATTTCCGAGTATTCCCGCAACAGCATTCCTGGTCCAGCCCTTATTGATGAGATAATCCGCGATATACTGTGCATTATCTGTCATTTGTGCTTGAGACAGATATGCGTTACTTATTATAAGTGCCATATTTCTGTCTCCTCTTAAAAAACGGTTCCGCTGGCAGTCCTTCCGCCGACAAGTATCCCGCCATTAAACTGCAGCCAGCTCCCGTCGGAAAACTCAGCCTTCCCTGTTTTCCCAGCTTTAAATTTTCCTGTCAGGCCGTCTTTATCTGCCAATAACGGATATGAGTTATTGCCGCTGTCATCTGTGCAAACAAAAGAAAACTTTGATGCAGATCCAAAGGCCTGGATCGCGATCCCTCCACCAGATACAGACGTCATGATTGCTGATAACTTTCCTGCATTGTAAAATTCAACCCTCTTGTTATTGATCTTGATTCCCGTTCCATCTACTAAATTGCTGAATACCCCTTCTGCGTGCACACCATCCTTATTCCATGTACCGATAACCTTTCCTGATGCATCCAAGATCTTCAGGACTCCATTAACATTGTTGTCTCCGCCTAATGTCAGGGTACCACCCCTCGCCCAGTCGAAACGGATACCAATAGCCGACAGGACATTGACCACTGCATTTCCCTGGCTGTCCATGCCTGCATTCCAGGTCTTCCCTCCATCCGTAGAGACGGCAAAGGCGTTTGCTGTCATCTTCCAAATGGTGTCTGATTCCTTCAGTGTTGGTTTATTGTGCATATAAAAAATGGTGCTGCCATCCTCCAGCTTTTCCTCCGTCTTATATACGCCAAAAGACTGGGTGATCAAACTGGTCAAGGCCTGCACCGCTTTGTTATACTCATTTATCTGTACTTTAGTATTTTTCTTTGCCTTTACAAAGGCTTGTGTAGCCTCTGTAAACCTGGATGCACTGTTACGGGCCGGCGTTTTTGCGTCACAGGATACCGACTGATAATTGCCTGTCTGGTAGGTGGTATTTGTCACATAACACTTATATGTGTTCTGCTTGAAGTCTGTCACGATTGCCGGGTCTCCCGCCTCTATGGCAGGGTCTGACAGGCAAGAGATAGACATTGGACGGAATTTCATTCCTACCAGGCAGCTTCCTAAATGATCAGCTACAGTTTTGCCATTACCCTTACGGATAAAATCATTATCCTTTATCTCCAGCACATAACCTTCCACACCTGTCATATAAGACGCCGGAGCATCCTGTACAGTGGTGTCCTGCGCCTCAGTCACCTTGATCCCGGTTATCACCACATCATCCGTGGCAACGTTTATGCTGTTTAATGCATACAGATGATGGTAGTCCTGCAAGCTGTCAAACGTTCCCCCATCCAGGCTGTCTCCGTCTGTCCAAGGCAGGAAACTGCCGCCATCTGCACTGTCACCAGTCTGATAAGACGGGGTCCCATCGTCAAACACACCGCCATCCATGCCATTATGACGCCCAAATACGGCAGTGTCATACCATCCTGACGTCAACCGGCCATATGCGTCACACCTCCAGTAGCGGCAGGCTATCTGCCCCACCCAGGTCAGCACCTGCCTGAAGGTCAGCGCTTCATCTGTAGGCCGTTCCTTAACCGTATAATTACGGTTCGGGAAATTTGCGGATTCCTGTACCACACCACATACACTACAGGCGTCAGCTACGATCTGCCCCAATGTGGCCGGATATTTTAATTTGCTTTCTGTATATGGCTGGTCGAATTTTGCCATGTTGTCATAAGCGGTCACAGAGATGACCGCACCTGTGAATTTTCCCGGCTCTGCCGTGTATATGCCCTTTGGTATCCACTCGATCTTGTCCTCTGATAGCTGCAGGCCAATGCTGATATTGATGACAGCCCCCTCAAAATCGTAGGTGTTGAACCTGCCATCCGTATTATCCAGGCGCAGCGTGCACTCCCCAATAGATGCGGAACCAATATCAAAACTGTCCGTACTGGATACACCAGTCTTGATCGTCAGCCCATCTGCCATCAGTTCTGTGTTTGTCAACACCGTCTCTGTCCCATCCGGAAACTGCATCACTGCCCGTACATGAAATATCCTGTCCTGTACAACAGCCCGTCTGTAATCCATACTTGTCCTTACCATGTCATCACCTCTGTATAATATCCACCGTAACACTGCGGTACCAAAATATCCCGTCCCCCAGGCGGCCTATCTGTTCTTTTGATATGGTCCCCCGGTATACTTCTATCGTTACATTGATACCGTCATCCCTGAAGGTGAAAGGAAAAAACCCCGCAACCAGTGTCCGCTTGATAAGCGCTACATCTGATTCCGGGAGCACACCCCATTTGATACTTACAGTCTTTTTATTCGCAACCGGGTCTCCAACCATAGTTCCGTCCATTGTACGGCCCGTGTCGGAAGTCCATATGATCTCATCATTAACAGAAATGGAGACGGGTGCCGGCAGCACCACGCCTCCTGATCTTAAAATATCTGCCAT